TTCTTACAAGCTCGTTTGTTAGAGAAGTATTTATTAGCTGAAGATGCTCAGTTATTGAACGGTAATGGTACTGCTCCTAACTTGACTGGTTTAACAATCAATGCTGCTGCTTTCAGTGGTGCTGCTACAGTTGATGTTGAGCAATTAGTACAAGCTATTGCACAGGTTTCTGCTAGTAACTATTCTGCTAATGGTATCTTAATCAACCCAACTGATTGGGCTGCTATCATGAATACTAAGAATACTAACGCTGCTTATAGCCTTCCAGGTTCTACAGTTGTTACTACTGATGGTACTGTTACTATCGCTGGTATCCCTGTGTTCCAATCAACAGCAATCGCTGCTGATAAGTTCTTAGTAGGTGACTGGTCAATGGGTGCTCAAATCATGCAAAATCAAGGTATCTCTGTTCAGTTCTCTGAAATGGATAGCGATAACTTCCAAAAGAACTTGATTACTGTAAGAGTTGAAGCTCGTATTGCATTCCCTATCTACTACAACAGTGCGTTTGTATATGGTGATTTCGGTAACGTAGCTTAATCCTAGATTAATCTAAAATACAAGGGGGCAGCCGCAAACTGCCTCCTTTTTTTATGTCCGCTATATTTTAGTTATTTTTGTAAAAACAATGGCATAATGCAAATAGTAAGAGATATTACAACCACAGTAGCACCTTCAGCCACAGTGGTTACTTTAGCGGAAGCTAAGAATTACCTTAGAGTAGATTACAGCGAAGATGATACTTTGATTACATCTTTAATCAATACAGCTCAAACAAGACTTGAGCAATATGCAGGAGTTGCAATGACTCCTAGAACTTTAAGAGTTGTAGCTTATGTAGATAGCTTTATAGAGTTACCTTACACTCCTACAAACACTATATCAGTAGTAGAGTATTGGGATAGCACAAATTGGGTAGCAATGTCTGTAGGGGATTATCAGGTACTTGGTGAAACTACCAAAAAGGTCTACATGACTAGCATTTTCGATAACGAGTTTAGATTTACTTACACTTGTGGTTACGCTACTACTCCTACAACAATGAAGACCGCCCTTTTAAAGATGGTTTCAGACCTATATGAGTACAGAGAGTCATCAGTTGAGGCAACTAAGCCTTCAGCTAATTTGATGACCGCATACGAGCTTATGAAGCCATTTAAACGTATAAACGTTATTATCTAATGATAGGAAGATTAAATAATAGAATTACTTTTAATAGTAAAACTAGCGTAACTGATAATGCAGGGGGATTTGTAAATACTCTTGTATCTTATTATACTTGTTGGGCTCAAATAGTTAGAGATGGCGAAAGCAAGACTAATTTGGTAGAAAAAGATTCTATAAATAATGAAATTACATTTAGAATAAGATATACTACTTCAAAAGTATTTGATAATAAATTAGTTATATCATTTAAAAATAACTTATATCTAATCAATTCAGTCATAAACGAATCTGATCGTAATCAATATTTTCTAATTGGTTGTTCAACAATGAAATAATGGCTGCATTTTCAATGGGTATAACTGGCTTAGACACTCTAAGAGCTAAGTTTTCTGATGCCTCAGAAAGATTAGAAAGGCATGTTGCAGAGGCTATAAATCAAACTGTTGTTAATATTCAACAAGATGCTAAAGCTGAAGTAAAGGTAAAAACAGGTGCATTACAAAGAAGTATAACACATAGAAAAACAGATAAAACAGGCACAGCTTATGTAAGTGCTGGTAATAAATCTGTTAAATATGCTCCTTATGTAGAGTTTGGAACAAGACGTAATATTAATTTACCTGCACTTATTAACATAACTCCAAGTGAGCAAAGTAAATTTGCTAGGCAATATATAGTACAAAGCCCTAAAAAGTTTACCAATCAGGCAACTAGACCATTTTTGATGACCTCTTTTGATAAGAGGTATAGTCAACTTATATTCAAGATTAAAGAATTTAAGATATAAATATATTTCGTTAAATTTGTACAAAATCAATACCATGACAATTACATTAAACGAAGAGCAGGTAAAACAATTAGACGCATTCATCCAAGAATTGCCAACTAAGTATGGTTTACCTTTAACTCAGTTCTTATCAAAACTTGCTCAAGAACAAAATCCTGAGGAAGTAAAAGCTGAAACAGAAGCTTAATGAAAGATTGCGGATATGCTATACGAAAGGCTTATGTAGATAAGTTAGCATCACAAAGTTTTTCTTTGGGTGTTTACGATACTATTGCACCTGACGAAGTGCAGCCTCCGTTCTTAATCATTAGTAGTCAAACATCAGTTGAAAATAGTGACAAGCAGAGTTACAACTTTGACGTTACTCTTCAATTTGATATTGTCTATAGAACATTTAAGTCAGGTGAAGTAGGGCAGAAATCGGTAGACCAGTGGGCTAACGAATTGTTAGGGATCATAGGCGTTAATGTACCTGATTACCCAAGTGCTTCTCCTGACTTTAAAATAGTCACTCGTAGAATGTCATCAAATGAAGCTACCTTTGATTATGTGGATGAGGCTTATGTGTTTAAAAGAGTCATTGTATTCGAACATTTTGTAACTCAAATATTATAAAAAAATTAAAATAAAATAAAATGCCAACAACAGGAATTTTTAATGGTACAAACCTAGTAGTTCTAGTAGGAACTGAAGTTGTAGCTCACTCTACATCTTGCTCTTTATCAGTAAGTGCTGACTTACCAGATGCAACAACTAAATCAAGCGGTGGATGGGCTGATCAAATCGCAGGTTTGCGTTCTTGGTCTTTAACTACAGATGGTCTTACTACAGTTGAACCAACAGGTACAAACTATGTAGTAGGAGATATTTTCTCTGCTTTAAACGGAAGAGGTGTAGTTACAGTTAAGTTTACTACAGTTAATGGTAGCACTCCAATAGTAGGTGATTTAATCTGGTCTGGTTCTGCATTTGTAGAAAGCTTAGACATCACTGCTGATATGGAATCTCCAGTTACTTACTCTGCTGCTTTCACAGGACAAGGAGTATTGACTCAGGCTACTAACGCATAATAACACCAAAAACACCAAAATATGAGAGGACATTACGAACTAACCCTTAGCGATGGGTCTAAAATACCTATGAGGTTTTGTACATGGTCTTTAAAAAGATTCTGTCAAATTCAAGGTATATCACCTGCTGAAATAGGAGATGCTTTATCTGGAGAATCAACTATTGACGCTATTGTAAATTTGCTTAGATCAGCAGCAGAGTATCCTTTATATAAAGAAGGTATTACTCCTAGCTTTACTGATTTAGAGGTTTGTGATTGGATTGATGACATTGGTGGTATCGCAAGTGCTAAACTACAAGACATATTTAAAGTATTGTCAGATAGCATGGTAAGTGGTGTAGATAATGCTCCTTCTAAGAAAGGCAAGAGTTCAGATGTAAAAAAAAATTAGAGTGGATTGATATTGAAAGATATACAATGGGGGAGTGCCAAGTGCTTCCCCATTTGTTTTGGGATATGACGATGGCTGAGTTAGATTTTGTGTGGTATGGTTACCGTCATAAAGAAGAACAAGAATGGTTAAGAGTAAGATGGCAAACTACACTTTTAATTAATATTCAGCTACCAAAGGGTAAAAAGATTATGCCTGAAGAGCTTTTAAAGCTTGACTGCGATAATCGTAACTTTGTGAAACAAAGAGTAATGAGTAATGAAGAATTACAAGAGGTACTAAAGAAATATAATAATGTTAAACCTATAGGATAATGGCAGTAGAAGAATCAATTAAAATTAAGATACAGGCAAACGCAGAAGAGTTCAAGATTGTATCTAATATTATTAATACAGAACTAGGTAAACTAGGTAAGAACTTTGAAATATTAGAAGGTAATATAAAGCAGACTTCTAATGCCATGAAAGGTTTTGATGGTTCATCTAAGAAGTTTAACAAGGGTATAATGAGTATCTCATTGATACTACAAGATTTACCTTATGGTTTTAGAGGTATTCAAAATAACATCCCTGCATTAGCTCAGGGATTCGGTGTTTTATACTTAGCTATATCTGCTGTAACAGCAGCAATGACATATTTTGTCTTAGAAGGTGATAAGATGTCTAAAGGAACTAAACAGTTGTATGATACGTTTAAGGATTTTATAAATGGAGTTGTAAGTGATTTGTATAATGCCTTAGCTCCTGCTTTTGAATCGATAGTAAAATCAATTAAATTTCTTTGGAGTTTGTTTGGTGATAATATAATTAGTATTTTTAAGGATACATGGGATACTATAATTCAAGTAATAAAAATAGCTGGTCAAATTTTAGCAGATGGTTTCATTTTAATAACCTCCTTGTTAAAAGGGGATTGGCAATCATTTGGTCAGGCATTAATTAATATTTGGAAAAGAACATGGAATGCGATAGTAGAAGTATTATCATTTGGATTAAAAACAGTAGGTAATCTTGTTGGAGGAGTTGTTAATATTTTTGATAAAGATTTAGGTAAAACAATACAAAATTCTACAAAAGTTACTGCTGATAAATTTTCTAATAATTTCAAATACGCATTTAAAGAAGTAGAAAAAGCTGGTAAGAAAATAGATGTCTTTTCTTTATTTGGTGGCAAGAAGAAGGGAGGAGAAACAACTAAAGAATCATTTAAGGCTGATACCTCTAATTTAGATTTACTAAAAGCTCAAGAAAACTACTATAAGGATGATTTATTTATGCGTAGATATTACGCATTAGAAGTTCTTAAAG